CTAGAAGTTAAAGTTCCAATATCACCTAAAGTGAATACATGAGGATCAAAAGTAGTAACTCTATACTGTGCAGCACCATTAATATTATTGGTTAATTTTACCATTTCCTGAACATCATATTCAGGAGTAATATTTAAAATCCAACTCTTATATAATTGTTCTTGACTATCATATCCCAAAGATACAATCTCTACCTGGTCTCCTGGAGAATAATAATTTGATGCTTGTGCATCATATACTAAATCACCAAGAACACCAGTTATTTTAACTCTTATATCGTTTTCATCATTATCTACAGCATATGCATAGTCTGGTGTTGTTATATCAACAGAATTCTCAATAGCAACAGAAGCAACTAGACCAAAGAACTGAGTAGATGACTTAGAAGTATAAGGAATATCGTATATAATACCATCAACTTTAACTTGAAGAGTTCCAGATGCAGGAAAACTAACAGTAGAGTCAACATCAATATAATCTTGTCCTAAACTAACTGCTTCAGTAAGACGTGTTTTGGGATGAACTGTAAACTTAAAAAGTTCAATGTCTGGGTTATAATCAAGACTTAATCTATAGTAAAGCTGATTGTCTTTAATTAATTGTTCTACAGCAGTAATAGAACCTGTTGCTTTTTGAATAGAAGCAGTTTCATCTTGAAAAAGAGTTCTATTAATTAAATCATTAGGATCACCAACTAGTGGTTCTACAACTAAATCTCTAACAATTCTATAATCAGCATCAGATGGTTGTATTAAGAAGTCTCTTGGTTTGACAACAGATATATCAACACCAAAAATTATCTTAAAAAGTATATCAAAAGAAGAACTAGCACCCTTAGCAGCATAGAAGTCTTTTAATCTAGAAACTATAATCTTCTCATTAATTGATTCAAAGAAGGTTACATCTTCAAATCCTGGTGTATATTGTGCTTTGTACTTTCTATAAAACTCAAATAAGAATAATGCATGTAAATTATACGTTACTGATCCAGAAACGTGTTCTGATACTTCTGTTTGACTGAATGTTAAACTATCATCAGTCTCACCTTTATATGATGTTATTCCACTAAAACCCCTTTCACAACCAACAAAAGTGGTTGCAGTTTTAGATTCATAACTTATAACTTCACTATCAATCTGAATTAAACCATGCTTTTCAGGAAACCCTGTAGTATCACTTACAGTTATTGTATCATTAAACAATCCAATACCAGAAGTAGTATCAGTAAAATATACTAGTTCTGATAAATTCTCTAATCTTACATATTGATCAATATTATTAAGTATATCAGTAGGACCACCAGGTGATTCTACAGACTTATAGTACGTCCTGAGGAATTCTTGGAATTCTGGATAATTGTCCCTAACAAAATTAGGTACATGATCCTGTACTAAATGGCGGGCTTTTACTCTGTTTTTTTGCATATCTTTACAACCTTACGTATTCTTCGTCGGTGTAACTAGATGATACTATATATCCTGATCCTGAGAGTTCTGCCCCAGAAGATATGGTGTCAGATACCATTGTAATACTTGATGATGATGAACTTAATTGTAAGTATAAATCCTGTTTTCCAATAATGTCATTTGACTTTGGAATTGCTGAGACCTCAATTATTTGGTCTCCAGATGCCTTCTTGGTAGTAGCAGTAATATTTAGGGCATTAATAGTAACCTCACCTTTCTTATAGTCAATTTTACCTGCATTTTGACGTACAACTATAGGTGTTTGTGCAGCATCCAACTTAAAGATAATCACAGTTCCTGTTAACAGGTTTGGATCTGGTATGTCACTAAAGTAAACAGTACCTGTTATACCACTAACTGACACTCCAGAAGTCTTAAAGTTATATCCTGCTGCATTTTTTATATGAAATTCATTACCAAAACATATTTCATATTCAGCAACTTCATTAATTAAGACCTTTAAGTCCCTCCTCATATTAACCATTGTGATGTTTGAGGTAATTGCACGATCAGAATCATCGAGCATCTTAAGGAATTTACTATATTTAAACCTAGAACCGTATTTGTTTAGGTCTGTTGATGCAGAATACTTGTTAATATTGTTAGTTATTGTCGTTTTTAACTGTTGGGCACTACCCAAATTCTCATTATAATAAACAGAAGATTGATATTCAACATAAAGGTACTTCAAATCAATAAATTCAGGAAGAATTCCTGCTACCGCATACTTTTTAAGAGCAATTTTTAGGTTGTCTTTAATATTATTTGGTAAATATGTACCATTTCTTGGTTTTACAGTGATATAAACCTTACCAAACTTAGGTGGAGTTAACTCTTCACCACCAAATACAGCAACTGATTCGGTTTCGGGGAAGATCTGGGGTAAAATTGTCTCATAGTCTGTTGCTGTTACTGCTCTATTTTGAGATGCATAGACTCTAGGAGCAAATTTCTTAACTGAAGCAACAGTTTCAATAGAAGTACCACCACCAGAAGACTCATCTGCAGTCACAATAGGTGATGAGACCTTAACTATATTACCATCATTATCATGCAATCTACCTACAAAGGTGAATTCTGATATTCCATTTGCTTCTTCAGATGCAGTAACAATATATGAGGCAATAATGTAGTTATCATCTTGCAATTTTCTTCCAAAAATACCATCACCAAAGAATATTTCATACCTTTGGTCTTCAATTTCGTTCAAAAAGAAGACATCATCACTACTATCTAACTCACTGATGTTGTTTACGTACTTATACTTCCTAGTTATTGAACTTTCTTTAGATTCTCTTACTTCAATTCTCAATAAAGAGGTGTCAATATTAGTATTATTGAGAATAAACCTCTGATCTTTGTTTAAACTATTGTAAGTATAGGTTTCTGTTAGATAAATTCCCTCATAAACACCTATTGCATCAAAAGAAGCAATACCACCAGAGACTGGAACTATAATATCTTCAGGAATTGAGAATGTATAACTTTGTTTTCCAAAATTTGAAGCACTTGTTGCTACAATACCCTTCCTAAGAGTGATTGTAGTGGGGTTTTTTACTAAAGTACTAGTAGATATAAAGAAGGATATCTTTGCTTTTGCTGCTACATTAGATCTTGGCATGTAACCAACGTTCCTTGCCAAAGATACAACGTTCTCTCTTAACGTAGCACCATCAATAAACACCTCATTAGACAGCATATTGGCATTATATGCTGATATATACGTATTATATGCTAATGTATCTAATAAAATAGAGAAGTTAGACCCATCAAAGTCAAAATCTGTAAAGTCACTGTTAGTTCTCAGATAACTTTTGACTTGAGTCTTTATCTGATCAAAGTCTAAATTTGAAAAATTTACTAATGCCATCTATCGTGTCGGTAATAAGACAAAAGATAACTGCTGAGGTGAAGCATTTATCCCAATTATCACGTATACTATTTTTACATCCATTGCATTACCTTCAAAATCAGGTTCTACAGTGATGGTATCAATGTCTACCCTAGGTTCGTAGTTCTCAATGACTGATTCAATCTCTCTTCTTAAATTATCTGCTGTAAACATGTCTACATTCTCAAATAGTAGTCTGTTTACTGCACATCCAAGATCTGGATCGAACATTTTCTCACCTTGAAGGGTAAGAACAAGATTTTGCACAGAACGAGCTATAGCATTCTCATTTTTAAGGACTAAAATGTCCTTTGTGAGTGGATTACGCTTTAAAGACAAACTAATGTCCTTAAATCCAATGCTAGATCGCTCTAAGGGCATGATATTTATTTAATACTATTATTTAATATCTATTTAGTCACTTCCCAATCAGTTATTTCCACAGAAGGATCGTATAGCTCCTCTTTAGGCAAATTAACGTTGCGTTTAGCAATTTTTTCTAACTGATGATCTGAATCTGTCTCTGTAATCAGAGTTCTGTTGTCAATTTCCACTAGTTTTCCTCCACTATTCCTTCTAAAGTAACCAGGATTGTGCCAGGTATCCATATTTAAAGGACGTATGCCGTATATATTTATCTTCGTAATTTCTTTTTATTTATTTCATCTAATTGTGCCTCTAAAACAACCTCCATACTCCTTATATTGTCGTAGAGATACTCTTCCCAATAATTGTCCTCTATTAGGTCATAGAGGTGATCAATGTGCTCTAGAGCGTACATTAGTTTAGTCTGATCGTTCATTCGCATCTTCAAACCCTCTTAGTACTTTCCAGTCTCTATACATTGCTCCATATATCATTCCTTCATTAGACTTAATATCCGCACCATCAAGAAGTTCTATCTGTCTTTTAGATAGTTCTCCTTTCCGCATGTCTTTATATTCATCTGGAAAACGAGGGATTGCGGCGATTAAGTCTGCGACGTTCATTTGCCTTGTCCTCTTGGTCTCTTTTTGGCACTATTTCGAGACGTTGCGGCATATTTGGTGTGTTTGCCGTTTCCTTGTCGAGTTTTTTTGGGGGTAACTTCTGATACAGTTACAGATCCAAAGTTTCCTGTTTTAGTTCTGACGGGCATTACTATCTCCGTTGTGGTTGTACATCAATTTTATCTGGGTCTATGTTATTCTCTTTATCCGAGAAAAAGCGGTCAGCATAATCCTGTATAACTTCCCCCAGTTCCTCTTCGGTGAGACACTGATAAAGTACCTCACCATTATAATAAAGGTTATAAAGGGTTCCGTAAGACATTAGATAACTCTCATCTTCTCGTGACCGACTCTAATACGAGGATCGCACCAAGTCTCAACGTCTGCTTCTTTAGCATCTAGACAGAATGAGACATCTTCGCCACACATGTCTTGTACTTTACCAGACTCGAAGACTTGCATCTTAGGAGCAAACCAAGGATATTCGAGACGTTCAAAAACACCCTTACGAATAAGAACCCAACCAAATCCTGTGTAATCGACAGTAAAAGGTTTGCGTCTCTTACTCATAGACTCTACTGTTTCATGATTCATAACTCCACCGTTCTTACGGAAGTCATCTTCATCTAACCAGTGAGCAACTGAGGTAGTATGTCCATCTTCAGTAGCATACCATCCAGCAGCAATCTCTCTCTCATCCTTAGCGTTACCTTCAGCATCTGGACCAGGTACTGCTAAATCACATAATTGCCAGAACTTATCTGAGTTGAATA